TCTACAACGTACTGTATTAGTAAAAAAATCATACTACAAATACAAGTAGATAGCGCAGCTTCGACAGTGCTAGGAAGAGCAAAAATATGAAATCCATTATTATTAGAGGCGGATGGGCTGCCAAAAAAGCCCAACTAGCTTTAGATTTTGAAGCAAGCTACAAGCAAGGAAAATTATCTAGTAGTGAATATAAAGAACTACTAGAGGATTTAATTCATACGGATTCGCTAGATAAAGAGTCCAACGATATTGAGGCCAAAACTATCTTAGTAGTAGCAATTAAAGCCCTAATACAGGGAATAAAATAGTGAATAGAGATACTGTATATGAGCAGTTGAAGATTGATGAAGGTGTAGTATATAAAATTTACCTAGATCATCTAGATCTGCCTACTTTCGGTATAGGGCATCTTATTCTTAAAAGCGATAAAGAGTACGGTATGCCAGTAGGCACAAAAATTTCTGAAGATAGGGTTAAGAGTTGTTTTAATAACGATTTAGATATTGCTATTGAAGAGTGTAATAAACTCTATAAAAAATTTAACTCTTTTCCCGAAATAGTACAAGAAGTTCTAGTAAACATGATGTTTAATATGGGTAGACCAAGACTATCTGGTTTTATAGACTTTAAAGCCGCACTGGATGTGGGAAATTGGAAAGAAGCCGCAAAAGAAGGTAGAGATAGTAAATGGTATAAACAAGTACCCACTAGAGCAGAAAGGCTCATGTGCGTACTTGAAAAAGTCTCTTGACTTAAGCCCTGAATATAGGTATAATACTCACAATGAATTATAAATTAGTAAATATAAAAACCAATGAAAGTACCGAAGGCTCAATATCCGTACTACAGCAGTGGAATTGTGCAAGAGGTGTATTTAACTATATCTCTAATGCCACCCCTATGATAGGAGCCAAGCTAAGAGTAGGTAGCTATAACAGTATAGGGGAGGATAGAAAGGTGCATACAACTAATATCATTAATGATATTAAGGAAGAAACAGATGATTATATTATTTTTAGCACTATAGATAATAATATCTATATGTGGAAAAAATACAGCTGTATTTAAGAGGGTACTAATGTTTAGTCCAGCCAAAAATAAAGGAAAAATAGTATATACAGTTGAGATGCTCTTAAAAAGAAGTCCAGAAGTTGGGTATCTTTTTGGAATATACAACTCTATGGCACTAGCTATTCAGGCAGCGGAAGCAGAAGAGTTTTACAAAGAATATAGATATGAAAGCTCAATCAAACAAGTACATATAAACTATATAGAAGAAGAAACCTTAAACTATTGGAATAACCACCATGAACCTGTTTTACCTAGATAATGATCTAGAGAAGTGCGCTGAATATCATGTAGATAAGCATATTGTAAAAATGCCACTAGAGGTAGCACAGCTTCTTTGTACTGCTATATGGGTAGATACTCATCTAGGATTTATTCCTAGAGCTTTGAATAAAAATGAGCGAGACAAACTTAATGCTTTGAAAAAAGAAATAAAGCATTTACTTCCAGAAGAAAGACCACTTACGCCATACCTTCCTATGATGTACAATCATCCATGTACGATATGGGTGAGGTCTTCCTTAGATAATTTTGAATGGACGCACTGCTATGGTAATGCCCTTAATGAGGAGTATTACTACCGATACGGAAAGCGACATAAGTCAGTAGAGGAAGTAATAAATAAGCTACCAGAGCCTAAAAATATGGAAAGAGTAGGGTTCACGACTTTTGGCCTAGCAATGCCAGATATTCTTAAAAATTATAGTGACCCAATACAGTCTTACAGGGATTATTATCTTTTAGATAAAGCGACCTTTGCAAGCTGGAAAGGTCGTAGTAAGCCATACTGGTGGAATGAAGATATAGCAGATTATGATAACAGGATTACTAGAAAATGAAAGGTTCAATAATATTTGATGCAGCCAATAAAGAACATAGAACAGACTACTTTAATTATTTACAAACTAAAAGCTGGAGAAATTCTAAAAATAGGTATAAAGCACCCACAATGAGCGTCACGATCGGTTATATAGAAAGAACACTATTAGAACATTATAGTAAGGAAGAGTTTAAATGCAAGTAGCCTTAATTAGTTATAGTCAGCCCCCTCAGAATTGTTTATCCGAATCAAGCAATCTTACAGACCTTATCGCTTACTGTGCTAGAGTGAGTAATCCAGCAAATCAAAATAACTATCAAACGGCAGATAAACTAATAAAATATTTAATCGAACACAAACACTTCTCACCTCTGGAGATGGTTTCAGCGTGTATAGAAATAACTACAACTAGAGATATTGCTAGGCAGATTCTTAGACACAGATCATTTTCTTTTCAAGAGTTTTCCCAAAGGTACGCAGACCCTACCGAAGACTTAGCTTTTGAATTTAGAGAAGCCCGACTACAAGACAAAAAGAATAGGCAGAGCAGTATTGAGTCACAAGATGCAGCACTAGCAGCAACTTGGAAAGCAAAGCAAGCACTAGTAATTCATGAAGCTAAAATGGCCTATAGATGGGCTATTGAAAATGGCATTGCAAAAGAGCAGGCCAGAGCAGTTTTGCCTGAAGGAAATACAGTATCTAAGCTATATATGAGTGGAACTCTGCGCTCCTGGATTCATTACATAGAACTACGATCTGGAAATGGCACTCAAAAAGAGCACCAAGAAGTTGCAGAAGAATGTGCATATGTATTAGCTAGAATTTTTCCATTACTAAAAACATATGTTGACAATTGTGGTTAATACGTTTATAATATATTTTCAGTTGGGAGACCTTATATGACAGAACAGCGAATGGAATATCTAGAAAGCCTATCAGAAGAGTGGGGTGTTGGCATTAAAGATGTAATAGAAATAGCTAACTTGTTGGGAGAAGAAGAAGACTATGATGGTCTTATATCTCATTTAAGAGATTTTTATGAGTGGGGTAGTCACAATGGGTAACGGAATAAAGTATGATAGTGACAAACCTAGAATGTACTTACTTCCCCCAAAAGCAATAACAGAAATATCAAAAGTATTGACTTTTGGAGCTATTAAGTATGATGAAGATAATTGGAAGGAGCTAGATAATCTACAGAAAAGATACACTGGCGGAGCACTTCGACATATCTTTGCTTCCATGGGCGGGGAAGACCTAGACTGTGAGACAGGATACTACCATGAAGCACACGCTATTTGTTGTTTATTATTCAAATTAGAGGCAAAATTGAATGAAGCGCGCAGTAAAGAAGAAGGATTATGAGAACCTAAGTGCAGAGAATATTCGCAAAGTCTTAGCACTGTTAGCTTCTTTGGACTCTGACTCGAATCCCCAAAAACCAATAACTAAAAAAGAAGCCTGTGCGATACTTAATATATCATACAATACTTCTAGGTTAGATAAAATTTTAGAGGAGTTTCGTGAGCGTGAAGAGTATGTAGCAAAGCGAAAATCAATGAATCGTGGTAAGTCAGCGTCTACTAATGAAATAAAAGAAGCTGTAACTGACTATCTACAGGGAGAGCCAATTAGTAGTATTGCAAAAAGGCTATATCGCTCAGCTCCTTTTGTAAAAACTTTGCTAGAGCAAGTAGGAGTACCAGAAAGACCAGCAAGTGTAGAAGAAAAAGCATATGTAGATATTATACCCCAGGAGTGTACTTCTGAAGATTTCAACGAAGGAGAAATTGTTTGGTCAGCAAAATACCACTCAATAGCTAGAATAGAAAAAGAGTATAGCCCAGAGTATGTAAATAGGATGCCCGGCCTATCTGATACTAACTACGAAGAAAAGTATAGCTCTAAGTGCTATGCAATATATATAATAAAAGATATAGATTCCTCTGATAGTTTATTTCCTTCAGTATCGAGAGGTGGATTTAATGCTTTCTCTTTAGCGTATGACTTAGGAAAACTAGAGCATCTAAAAATATATGGTGTTGATTTAGAAAGGCTTTGAAAAATAGTTGTTGACAACTTGGTATTTTTAACGTATAATATTTATTATAAACTAACAAGAGGAAAAAAGAAATGGCGTGGACAGATGAGAAAAAACAAGCGGTTATCGAAGCATATGAAGCAGCAGAGCCAACCGCAGAAAATTCAATGGAAGTTGTAAAAGAGTTGGCAGAGGAGTACGAAGAAAGCCCCAACGGAATTCGTATGATTCTGACAAAAGCAGGGGTCTACATTAAAAAAGCCCCTGCAGCCTCAGGCGGAAAAGCTGCCTCCCCAACAGGCGGTACTAGGGTATCAAAAGCTGATGCTGCTGAAGCCTTAGTAAAAGCTCTGAACGATGCTGGTCAGGAGCCAAATATGGAAATTATTGAAAAACTGACTGGTAAAGCCGCACAGTATTTTACAGACGTAGTCTCTAAAATCTCAGGCTAATTTGTTAAACCTTGAATGGTTATAACTACAAACACCGGGAGGGTACCCTCTCGGTGTTTTCTTATATCTAAGCATTGCACCTTGATAGTCAGCAACGTAAAAGAGTTTACTAGACTGCAATACAAGGAGCAACTATGAAAAAAGAAGAACTCACTGCTTTAGTAGAGAACTGTGGAGATGCTATAATTACCTACAGAAGCGAAAATTCAAATAAATTAAAGTATAATGTATGTACACTAGACTTTAGTACTGAATACATCAAAAATAAGAAAAGCAGAGCAAAAGAAACAGAAGATACTCTTCTTTTATTTTGTTGGGATACTGACTCTTTTAGATTATTAAAAGTTGATAATATTACTAGCGTAGTCCCATTATCTTCTGTTCTTAAAAATTAGGAATCTATATGGAATTATATGAAGCTCCAGAAATTTATGAAAAGTTAATTCATTATGATTCTATTAAGGAGATACAAATAAAATTAACTGTTAGTACCTTTCGTGGAGTAGAGTACTTATCGCTACGAAAGTACTATCTAGATTTTGATGAGACCTGGAAGGCCACTCCCGAAGGAGTCTCAATGCCAATAGATTTTAGTAATTCCAGGGAGCTATTTATAGGCTTAACTGAGATTCTTTCCTTAGCAGAGTCAAAAGAAATCATAGAAGAAAACTTTAAAGATTTAATTCAAAACATCTATAAATAAGTCTTGACTTAGTAGCTATATATGCGTATAATATGTTTATAGTTAATAGAGGCAATTATGAATAAATTTTTAGATTACGTATCAGAAAAGTACTATGCTGGTGAACCTGTTATTACAGATCACGAGTTTGACACACTTGCATCGCTCCATAACTATAATTCAGTAGGCTCTTCTACTACAGGTGGGACTCCTCACCTGTATCAAATGTATTCCCTTCAAAAGTTTTTTGATATAAAAGAAGCTCCCCCATGGAGTAAAGCAGGTACTGCCACGTCTATAAAATTAGACGGGGCCGCTGTATCTTTGCTATACTCTGGAGGAGCCTTAGTTTTGGCTCTTACAAGAGGAGATGGGAAGAAAGGACAGAATGTTACCTCAAAAGTCGCAAAACTTGTGCCAAATACTGTAGAAGAGAAGAGAACTTTTCAAGTAACAGGAGAGGTAGTAGCCCCTAGCGATATTCCTAATTCTCGTAACTATGCTTCAGGAGCTTTGAATCTTAAAAGTGACCAAGAGTTTAGTAGTAGAAAGTTGTTTTTCTACGCTTATGACGTGAACGATCCATGGGAAGCTACCTGGGCAGAGCAGATGAGAGCACTAAGTAGTTTAGGATTCAATACTGTTTATACAGATAAAACTAATCAGTTCCCAGATGATGGCATTGTCTACAGACTTAATAACTATGCAGAATTTTATAAACTTGGGTATACCGCACATCACCCTAGAGGAGCTTTTGCTCTTAAGGAACAAAAAGTAGGTGTATGCTCCAAACTTTTAGATGTAGTCTGGCAAGTAGGTAAAAGCGGGGTCGTAAGTCCCGTAGCAATTCTAGAACCAGTATTAGTAGGGGATGCTACAGTGTCTAGAGCTACTTTACATAATATTCAGTACATAGAAGAACTAGGTTTAGAGATTGGATGTAGTGTAGAAATTATTAGAGCTGGTGAAATTATCCCGAGAGTCGTTCGTAGAATTAAATAAGGGGCATAACATGGTAAATTATTATTTCAAAAATCAAAATATTCTGCAATTGTTAGAGGCTGATACACTTGAGGAGGCGGTTGGAGAGGTTAAGTGGACCTGGGCTAACACTGGGGTGGCTACTATAATTGAGGAGCACTACACAGTAACTGAAACTGTATCTATTTCAGTCGATACAGATTGGTGTAAAGACTAGCAAGAGATGGAATTACCTTAAAAAAAATAAATCTTGACTTTCAGCCAAAATCTACGTATAATATATATTCAAACTTAGAGGAACAACCCAAGTGACAAAAATTCAAGCTCCCACGAACTGCCCTAGCTGTAGTTCTACTCTTGAATGGTCAAACCATCTTCTATATTGCAGAAACCCGTCTTGTTCCGTGCAAGAAGAGAAGAAAGTAGAACACTTCGCAAAAACTCTTAAAATCAAAGGCCTTGGGCCTGCTGCTATCACTAAACTAAACTTCAGTGATATAAGCGACCTATACGCTGTAAATCTTCAAGAGCTTGCAGAAGGACTTGGTTCCGAAAAGTTGGCACACAAGCTGTACCTAGAGATTGAGAACTCGAAAAAAGCTACCCTTAACGCTGTACTCCCAGGCTTTAGTATCCCTTTAATTGGAAAAACAGCTACGAATAAACTCGCTGCCGTATGTAGGCATATATCTGAAATAGATGATGCAGTCTGTAAAGCTGCTGGACTTGGCCCCAAAGCCACAGATAGTTTATTAGAATGGTTGTATAAGTATTCTTGGTGGAAGCTGCCGTTTAGTTTCGAGTTTGAAGTTCCTAGTAGTTCTAAGTCTAAGGAAGTTATTTGCATTTCTGGTAAACTAAATAGTTTCAAAACTAAGGCCGAAGCAGAGAAGGTTCTTAAAGACTTAGGATACATAGTAAGTAGTAGCCTAACAAAGGAAGTAACGATTCTAGTAAACGAAAGTGGAATAGAGTCACTAAAGACACAAAAAGCCAGAGAATCTGGCATTCATATAACACATAACCTTTTAGAATTTATTGGAGTTTAATTATGTCAATCCCAAAGTGGACTGAAGACCGTGCAACCGCCCTTTCTGCCTTCGTAGGCGGAGATTCCCCCGTAACCCAAGATGTAGTAGCTGAGGCTGCTGAACACTTTGAAACCTCTGCTCGTTCAGTTTCTAGCAAACTGCGAAAAATGGGCTTTGATGTAGAGCTGGCATCTGCTGGCAATGTTAAAGCCTTTAGTGATGCACAGGCCGAAGTACTCTCTACTTTCGTAGTAGATAATAGCGGCATGTACACCTATGCAGAAGTATCCCAGTACTTTGAAGATGGTGCATTTAGCCCGAAGCAGATTCAAGGCAAGGTTCTGTCAATGGAACTTACTGGCCATATAAAAGCTGCTCCTGCTAAAGAAAGTGTAAAAACTTACTCTGATGCTGAAGAAGCCGAGTTCATTGCTTTGGCCACTAATGGTGGATCAATTGAAGCTATTGCAGAGGCTCTGGATCGTCCTGTTAACTCTATTCGTGGTAAAGCCTTGTCCTTGCTGCGTGCAGGAACCATTACAGCTATTCCACGCCAAGAAAGTACTAAAACCAGTGCTAAAGTAGACCCTCTTGCAGCAGTAGCCGATGTAGCTACAATGACTGTGGAAGAAATTGCAGAAGTTATTGGCAAAACTGTTCGTGGTGTAAAAACCATGCTGACTCGTCGAGGTCTGTCTGCATCTGATTACGATGGTGCATCTAAGAAAGAAAAAGCAGCACAGTAAGTAGTACAAATATGCAAGTGCTGGGATTTTCCTAGCACTTGTTTTTTTTATGTTCGGGGGAACATTAGTTGAATTTAGCAAGTGCTTTGTTTAAGCAGGTTATTGCTACCCAGGATTTTGAAACCTGGAGCGTACTGCGTAAACACTATCTGCCTCAAGAGTATTCTGCTCTTTATGATGTTGTGGATAAACATTGTGATAAATTTCATAAGATGCCTTCTTTTGAAGAGCTTCGATATGAGATTCGTGATGCCTCAACCCGTGAAAAGTTTTATGCTATAGAGCAGTCTCAAGAAGTGTGTGTAGAAGCATCTATGCTACTACAGTACCTTAAAAATGAGTACACTCAGCGAGAGATACTAACGTCCCTAGAACATTATGTAGATAATTCTGTAGCTTTTGAAGATGCAGAAGAATCTTTGAGCCACCTCCATCAGATCGTTCTAGATGTAGAACGAAAAGTTGAGCTTCAGCACCCAGAAGAAAGTATGCAATATATTGAGCTATGGGAAGCTGACGAGGATTTAGCAAGATATTTACCTCTCGGCCTTAATACAGACTATGACTACAATATTCAATTCTCTCCAAGAGACCTGATACTTGTAGGGGGTCGCAGAGGTGCAGGCAAGTCTATAACCTGTACTAATGTTGCTAATAGCGTGCTCGCCTCTGGTAGAGCTGCTATTTATTTCACTATAGAAATGGATAGTAGGTCTATTCTACAGAGAGCCTGTGCAATCGCAACCGGAGTACCATTCTCTAGACTGAAATTGAAAAATATCAGCGTAACTGAATGGGAAAAGGTAGCCACTTGGTGGGCTAACCGATTTGAGAACGGACTGGAATGCTTGAAAGAATACAAGGTTCATAGAGACTTTTCAAAGTTTCATCATACCCTCAAAACTAACCACCAGCTTCTCCCGACTGGTCAGTTAGACGTAGTTTATGACCCAAGCCTGACTCTTACCAGAATCAGGGCGGAACTAGATAAAAAAGTCCAAGTAATGAAACCTGGAATAATTATAGTAGATTATCTTAATCAAGTAAAGCGTTCCAGTCTACCCTCTCGTGGAGGTCAGTATGATTGGACAGAACAAATTGAAGTAAGTAAAGCATTGAAGGCAATGGCACAAGAATATGAAGTACCAATCTTTTCTCCATATCAAACAGATGCTACTGGAGAAGCAAGGTTCGCAAAAGGTATTCTAGACGCAGCAGATGCTGCATATGCTCTAGAAACCTGGGGGCCTGAAGATAATTGTATTACATTTAATTGTGTCAAAATGCGAAGTGCTGCAGCACTTTCTTTTACTTCTACTATGGACTGGGAAACTCTAAAGATAGGGCCAGAGACGGCTCTAAGTCCAAAAGAAAAAGAAGATAATTCCAGTAAGACCGGTGAAAATATAGACGATCTTTAAAAAAAAATCTTGACAACCCTGCTATTTTCATATATAATATATTATGTTTTGGAAGTAGCAGGAGTTTTTCAAGTGATTGTTCAAACCAATAATCGTTACCGCCCCCTCAATCGTGGTCGTAAACCTCTACCAGCAAAAGCTAAAAAAGATACAGCAACTTTTATAGACTTTGTTCCTACAGAAGTTTTTAGACGCACAACGCCTACATATCCTTCTCTAGCGATTTCTACTGCTTTATCTATCCGAGATAAGGCTGATATAGATTTTAGAAAAGAAATATCAAAAAAATACACTTTAGCTCCCGCATATAACAAGGGAGCATATCAAGTAATCAGCCCTGAATGTATCAAGGATATTGGTAGATGACAGTTCAAGAATTGCTAAATAAACAACAAATTCCTTTTACATTAAAAGGAAATGACTTTATTGTTAAGTGTCTAAACTCCGAGCATAACGACTCAAATCCTAGTATGCGAATAGATAATATAACTGGCATATTTAATTGTTTTTCTTGTGGCTATAAAGGAAACATTTTTAAAAAATTTGGAGAAAAGGTAAACCAACTACAAATACGCAAAAACATTCTAATTAATAAAATTATAGAGAAACGTGCAGAAAGTATTGGTTTATCTTTCCCTCCCAATTTTATTCCATATACGGGTAACTGGAGAAACATTAGACCAGAAACGTATAAAAAGTTTGAGGCTTTTCAACACACAAACCCAGACTACATAGGAAGAATTGTATTCCCTATTAGAGATTTATCTGGAAAAATAGTAGCATTTCAAGGTCGTCATATGACTAATGGAATACCAAAATATAAGTTCACTCCTCCAGGAGCTAAGATACCCTTGTACCCTAAAGTATCTCCTAGGAACGGTAAGGTACTTCTTGTAGAAGGTATCTATGATATGCTAAACTTACATGACAAAGGACTATATAATACAGTGTGTTGTTTCGGCACAAATAATATAAATGAAAAAAAATTAAGTATGCTTTCAATCCAAGGAGTAGAAGGAGTAGATATATTCTTTGATGGAGATGAAGCAGGGCAGGAAGCCTCAAAAAACATAATTAGTATGTGCGAAAAGATTGGTCTTACTACCAGAAATATCTGCTTAGAAGGCACAGACCCAGGAGCACTTACAGAACCTCAAGTAATTACACTAGCGAGAAAGTTGTATGCCTAAAATTGCATTGATTGAAACCAAGCCAAGTAAGACAAATTTCAAAAAAGAATTCGATAATGCTTTTAATTTTGATCAATATCAGCTATGCTCTAACGCGTCTGTAACTAAAGTGCTAAAACGAGACTGCGATATTGTTATTGATGTAGCCGCATACGACTGGTTAATTCTTGTTGGAAGTGAGGCAGTAAAATACTTTACTAAAGCAACTTCTGTAACAGAGTACACTGGAAAGAAACTAGATAACAAGTTTCTTCCAGTAATTAACCCTGCTATGCTTGCATTCAAGCCAGAAGCAAAAAGTACATGGGAAACCTCAAAAGAGAATATAAAAAACTATATCAGTGGACAGCTGCAGGATGCAGTAGTAGATAGTAGTATTGCTATTGGTATTGATGATACTGATTTAGCTAATAAATACATTCAGGCAGCTCTAGATCACCCTAGTGAGGTGGCATCTCTTGACTGTGAGACATCTGCACTATATCCTAGAAACGGGTATGTGCTTGGTATCTCACTCTGTTATGATGGCACTAGAGGGGCTTATATTAATACTGCTTGTTTTGATGAGACTACAGAACTTTTACTACAGAAACTCTTTAGTAAAAAAACTATTATATTTCATAATGCAAAGTTCGATATAGCTTTTTTAAGCTACCATTTTAATTTTGAGTTTCCTAGGTATGAAGATACTATGTTGCTTCATTATCTTATTGATGAAAATCCAGGTACACATGGCTTAAAGGCTCTCGCCATGAAGTATACAGTCTATGGGGACTATGAAAAACCTATGTACGACTGGATAGAAACATATCGTAAGGAGAATCGCGTTCTAAAAGATGATTTTTCTTGGGAGTCTATCCCTTTTAGCGTTATGAAAACATATGCAGCTATGGATTCTTTAGTTACTTTTATAATTTATGAGAAATTTAAGAAGATTAAAGCAAACCCTAAGTTAAACTCAGTTTATGAAAATATACTTATCCCGGGCACTACTTTCCTAATAGATATGCAGGATAACGGAGTACCGTTTGATAAGCATAGACTCACTATTTCACAGAATTTAATGCAAAATAATATTGATAATGCTATTGAAACTATGTACAAAGACCCTAGGATTTCTCAGTTCGAGAAAATTAATGGAAAACCCTTTAATCCTAATAGCACTGTGCAGCTACGGTCACTCTTATTTGATTTCCTTGGACTACAGCCAGTTGGTAAAAAAACCGCAACGGGTGCAGAGTCAACCGATGCGGAAGTACTTACTATACTTGCAGAAAAGTCAGAAGTACCTCAGCTTATCCTAGATATTCGACAGAAGTCTAAGATTAAAAATACCTACTTGGATAAAATTATTCCACAGTTAGATAGAGATAGCAAACTTCGTACAGGATTTAATTTACACACTACTACTTCTGGTAGATTAAGTTCTAGCGGTAAGTTAAATATGCAACAGTTGCCACGCGATAATCCTATTATTAAAGGGTGTATACGTGCTTCCGTAGGCTATAAAATAGTTTCAATGGACTTAACTACAGCGGAAGTATATATTGCTGCGATTCTTGCAAAGGATGTAGCTCTGATAGAGGTTTTTAAATCTGGAGGTAACTTTCATAGTGCAATTGCTAAGAAAGTTTTCAATCTACCCTGTACAGTAGAAGATGTAGCAACTTTACACCCAATTGCCCGTCAGGCAGCTAAAGCTGTTACTTTTGGAATTATGTATGGTGCAGGGGCGAATAAAATTAGTTCTGAAGTTACGAAAAGTTCTGGCAAATACTTTAGCCCGAACGAGGCCCAAGAAGTTATTGATGATTACTTTAAGTCTTTTCATGGTTTGAAGAAGTGGATCAAATTAAATGAGAAATTCATTGAAGAAAATGGGTTCATATATAGCTTTTTTGGTAGAAAAAGGAGATTACCAAATGTTTCTTCCTCCGATAAAGGTGTACGAAGTCATACAATTAGGAGTGGTCTTAATTTTATGGTGCAGTCTCCCGCTTCTGATGTTAACCTCTTAGGGGCTATTGATATGCACGCGCATATTAAGGCAACAAAAATGGATGCTAGAATATTTGCACTTGTGCATGACTCTATTCTTGCAGAGGTACGTGAGGATATAGTAGATGAATATGTTAGTTCTCTAACAAAATTCATTCAGATGGACAGAGGAGTATCTATACCAGGTACTCCCATAGGTTGTGATTTTGAGGTCGGCGATGACTATTCGATGGGCAAATTTATTAACAAATACGGAGAATATTTATGAAATCATTTTATGCAAGCTGGTTCATTGATGGCCAGGACGAGGAGCAAGAAGGAGAATTTCAGGCTGAAGACTGCAACTCACTTATAGCACAGCTAGAAAATGATGGTGCTATGGATATTATAGTAATAGAGTCTGAAGATGAAGAACCAACGGTCGACGGACAGCCGGACGAAGCACAAGAGTGGGCGAGCTTTGATGCAGATTGCTAAGAACCCAATCCCAGTCAGTCGTATGTTTGCCCTACCCAAGACTCAAGATAAAAATATGTAAGTAAAGGTATGATTGTAACGTATAAAACTTTATCTAGAATTAAGTTCCCGATTTATAGACTTCCGTCTACGAACTGGAATTTAATAGATGGGCTACTGTTTGTCGACTCCATAATAGTAGATGATAGAAATATGCCCGGAGATACTTTAGGCAAGCGTAGATTACAGTCCCCAATGAATGACTTACTACCACTTAATAGACAATTACTAGATATAATTGGAATAGTAAAACAGCGTAATAATATTTTTATTGATTCATATGGGACTCCTTTTATATATCAAAAAACTATTAGTTGTCCGTTAAAATACTTAAGGATAAAAAAAATTAATAAAAAGGTAACTGCTTGTATACTTCATCTACATGGGATCAAAAATACTTTTACTATAAAAAGACCCCCACACACTACGATGGAATACGCAGGAATCTTATATTTAAGGGGTTATCCATGGATGCTATACGAATATTCAGAAACCCCTAAGAAAGAGACTAGGAGAATGATTTAGTATGCTTAAAAGCAGAAGCAAAAGAAGTAGTACCATGGCAGGAGCTAATTTAGTTCTACAAGAAATAGAACCACTGACGAAGAATCAGCTGGCTGTATTTGAATCAGATAAAAACTTAGTTCTACATGGGTGTGCAGGTACGGGAAAGACTTTTATTTCCTCTTACCTAGCTTTTGATGATATAGCTAAAAACTATTACAAGAGATTAGTAATTATTCGTAGTGCAGTCTCTACAAGAGACATAGGATTTTTACCTGGTAATGAGAAAGAAAAATCCTCTGTATATGAACAACCCTATAAGGATATTTGTGTTGAGCTTTTCCAGCGAGGGGATGCTTATGACATATTAAAGACAAAAGGCACTATTGATTTCATGACTACCTCCTTTATTAGGGGAGTTACACTACGAGATGCAATTATTCTAGTAGATGAATGCCAGAATATGTCTTTTCATGAGCTAGATTCTATTATTACTCGTGTAGGGCAGGGCTGTAGAATTATATTTTGTGGAGACTTTAAGCAGTCTGACTTAAATAAAAATGGTTTACAAGACTTTCTACGAATTTTAAAAGAAATGAATGAGTTTGATCTCATTGAATTTGAAGTTCACGATATTGTACGAAGTGGTTTTGTGAAAAAATACATAACAGCAAAAACTAGCCTAGGATTTTAATGAAAGCAGTACTTAGTAATCGAATATATATGGATTGTAGCCCCGCACTACAAAACTCTATTGATAAGGAACTAACATATGTAATTCCGTCATATAAGGAAAGCAATCCCCCACAAGTAATTAAGAATATGTCAATTATTCGACCAGGATTAATTACTATTCCTATTGGAAGAGTAGACCTTATACCTAGCAACTATGAGATAGTAGATAAACGATTACTAGTACCTATAAAGTTTCCAGAATTTGCCTTTCCTCTGCGGGAGAGTCAGCAGGCAGTTTATGACATGCTAGAGGATAATGCAATTATTAATGCGTGGGTCAGTTGGGGAAAGACTTTTACAGGATTAGCAATTGCAGGTAAATTAGGTCAAAAAACTCTAGTAATTACACATACCGTTCCACTAAGAAATCAGTGGGCTGCTGAAGTTAAAAAAGTATATGGGTTTACACCAGGTGTATTAGGTAGTGGTTCTTTTAATACAGATACTCCTATTGTAATTGGTAATACGCAGACTCTATATAGAAATATTGCCAAAATTCGTAAAGAGTTCGGCACTATTATTCTAGATGAAATGCACCATGTAAGCAGCCCCACGTTTTCTAAGATATTAGACACAAACTACTGTAGGTATAAAATAGGTCTTTCAGGTACTATAGAAAGAAAAGATGGAAAACACGTAGTATTTAGAGACTATTTTGGAAGCAATGTATTTAAGCCACCAAAAGAAAATTATATGATTCCTACAATTAAAATTGTAAAATCAGAAATACGTTTCATGGACGGAGCTAATATTCCTTGGGCTAATAGAGTAACTCATCTATCTAATAATGAGGAGTATAGGCATACTGTAGCAATGATAGCTGCTGCATATGCTAAAAAAGGGCATAAAGTACTTGTAGTAAGTGATAGAGTAGCTTTTTTAAAACGATGTACAGAGTTAACAGGGCCAGATGCCGTATGTATAACAGGAGAAGTACCCCACGAACAAAGGGGTGATTTAATGAACCAGGTACTTAATGGTAGTAAATCTGTTTTATATGGTACTCAAGCTATTTTTTCAGAAGGTATATCAATAAATAACTTAAGTTGCTTAATACTTGGCACTCCTATTAATAATGAACCCCTGCTCACACAGTTAATAGGTAGGGTTGTTAGAGAGTATGAAAATAAGCTAAGCCCTGTAGTGATAGATATTCATTTAAAAGGCAAAACTGCAACAACCCAAGCCTCTAATAGAATTGGGCATTATATGAAACAAGGTTATATCATATCTCAACTATAAAAAATAGTTCTTGACAAATTGGTAAATT